CCAAGACCTGAGCTTAATTGGGAGATTATAAGCTTCTGTAAAGGAGAAGTTGTTTTCTTTCATTAAAAAGAATATCTCATCATATGTGACTTTTTCTGTATAATTAAAAGTCAGTGCGAAAAAAGGCCCACGAAAGGGGCACCTCCTTTTCAGAGTGGGCAGCGCAATTTGGGCACTCCACATCTTGCACAGTTGAAATTCTAGGATACACGGTGTCGAAATAGTTTAGAACGGTTTTTGCATCTGCGGCCGGTAGGACTTCAAATAATCTTGTAATCAGTTGCTTGTCTTCAACATCCGCTGCACTGATCACCATTCGAGAAAGTTTAGAGATTGTCATATTAAAATCAAGACCTAAATCTTCCTTTTTTTGCTTCTCTTCATTGATTGATTTTAAATCATTATCGTTCAAGCTTCTTATTTTTACATCAATTTTGGAAACCGGTAATGATAACATAAAAGAGTTTGAATCCTCATCATAATTTACTTCACCTTCTGATTCCACTACTTTCGATTTATTTAGATCAAACGAGAATTTGCCTACTGTATTACATTTTTCACAAAAGATATTTGCTTTGTATTCTTCTCCATAGCCAGTTACACGGGCACGAAGTAAGATTGCAATTTTATCTTCTTCAAGCATGTCTTCTGCGTTTAGATTCTTATTAGTCAGGATTCCATTTATTAGTGTGTTGAAGATATTTTTATTTTCTGCATCTTCCTTAATCGTGGATAATAAATCTTCCTCTCGGGCTGTCATGTGTTTTATCTCAACCTTTTCAAGCTGATGTAGGGGACTGCCTTTGGGGTAGAACCTACCTTTAGAAGGTAACTGAACATCTTCAGTTGGAACCACGAAAGATAATCCAAATGGATTACTGTTTTGCATCGAAGGGGGACTCCCCGATGGCGGTGGCGGTATTGGTGGTGTTGGTGGTGTTGGTGCAGGGTTATTTTTAGAATTAGAATTTGTTTTTCTGTTTAGTTTTCTAGAATTTCTTGACATTTAAGCTCACTTTCAGTAAAAGAAAATTTATTTTAACATTTTTTAAATTAGTTTTTAAATGTTTTATTGCTGATTTCCATATCGCCATGGCTGACCAGCGCCTTGAGATACAGAGATCTCGTTTAGCGTGGCCCAATCATATTTAAGAGTGATCTGTATGTTCAATAAATCGTCAGAACTATAATCTAACGTGTCGAAGTTTACAGATGTTATCTGTGGATTTTTTAAAATCCAGGACTCTATAACGTCTTGGGCACCACCGGAGCCGATGGTATCAATTTGTACCACTGGACCCAAAGCGTTTACCATATCTTCTTTTGTTATAGTTCGCTTTCCACTACCGTCTTCCTGGTTTACATCAGTTGGTAAAACATAACCGGCGGATGATAAAATATTATATAAAGTAGCGGTTGAGTCTGGCTGTATAGGGTCGACTATAGTAATATTGACATCCTGCCACGTAACCCTACCAGGAAAGTTAAAATTGTGTTGCAAAAAACTGTGTGCAGATGTCCCAACCGAGAAAGACGGCTTTGAGACGGTTTTTGCTATAAATTGGGGCATGCCAGCAAAATAAAGAAGATATCTAAATTTTCTTTTTGGCTCTAAGTTTGGTTCGCTCCAAAAATTGTATGTTGTTGTCATTATAAGTTTACTCCTACTAATATATAGTTATTAAAATTTTTTATTCAAGCGGATCTGCAAAAGAAGCTCCGCTTCTTGTTATAACGAAATCAACTGCAATAAACTCTATCGAACGAGCTGGCTTAAGGAAAATCTTAGCGTACATAATATTCCTATCTACCAGGTCCGGTGTTGTTGTCGTATTGTCCAACACAACCTTAAAATCTGTAAGGCCGAATCGAACCTTAACACTTTCCAAAAAGGGTCGGACCTGACCATGGAAGCGCGTCCATGTAGCTTGTACATTCTGCTCAAAAAGCAAGTTTTTAGAAATTCTAGAAACTTCTTTCTTCACAAAAATCAATAACCTTCTAACATTAATGCGATCCAAAGCTGATTGAGTAGATTGTAGTGTCTTTTGACCGAATATAACTATACCCTCAGAAACGAAAGAGGCTATTGGGTTAATGTTCGACTGGTATAAAGTGTCTCTATCTCTTGACAGCAGCTGCTCAGTTACACCTACCACTGGTACACCAGCATTTCCTTGATTCAATCCTCCGCGGTTAAAACCGGCAGGAGCAAACCATACTTCTGAACTTCTTTCTGTATTTGCCATAACACCTAAGGCCACAACTGATGGTGGAGACCAGAGATCTCGGTTTCGAGATGAGTCCTTAATTTTAACCCAGGGATAATAGGCGGCGCCGTAAGAAGAATTTAACTGTCTCTCTACAAGTGCTTGGGAAGCTTGTTCTGGTGTTGTCACTATTCTCTGTTGGAAAGTATCATATTTCCTCTGAGAAGGTGGCACGTAAATATCTGGCAAGTCGATAATTGCTAGGGAATCTGCGCGCGCCTCGCAGTGGTCTACTAATTTCGTAGTAAGAACCGCGTTTGAGATTCCAGGCATTGCAGCCAAGTTATGCTCAATCGCCTCTGGATCTTTGATCAACTCAATCGCTCGGTCAACTGATGCGAACGCATAGGATGCTGCAGTACTATTTCCTGCCAAAACCCTCTCGTTAAACGGATCAGACTCTGTAACATCTAGACCGTCATGGCCTCCGTCGAGAGGCATATGAAAACCTTGTACAATATCTAATAAAGTTCTTAAAGAGGTGCCGGCGAGGCCATCTGAGACGTGTGAAGAGTAGCTCTTCTCTCTTATGCCGGCGGCTTTATTTTTGGAGCCAGGTACATATGATACTGTTGTGATATCACCGGCGCCCGCAATAGATGCTGTCAGTGTGGCATCGGTTCCGGAGAGGCCTGGTCTCGGAATCAAAACAACATCGTCTAAAGTAAATTTAAAGCTATATGCTGTCTCATTTGCAGTAACAAAACCAGAGTCTTGATCCGATACGTATCTTGATGTCCTATATGTCGACATTCTTCTCAGAAAGTCAACGTATCCAGCATACACTGAAGAGCCATCTGCGGCGCCATTTTCATGTGCCGCATAACTTAGTGTATATGGGGACACACCCATGAAATAGTTATTTTCGACTGAAGCCGTATTGATTAATGGCATCGATGGCCAATTCAAACTTAATGTTGAATGGGCAGCTGCAAGATTTCTTACTTTCACATTTCCAGTTACCCACGCTGACGTTGCAGGCTCCAGGTGCTCTGTGTCTGCAGATCCGTTGGCTCCGCCGGTATTTGTAATTGCTTGGTAGATACCATTCGCGTTAGATGTAATAGTGTCTGCCAAAGCTCCCCTTTTTGCTTGTGTTATTTTGAATTTATGTGTACCATCACCTACCGCCTCTACGGCGCCTATGGTGATTTCACCAGTGATTTTTGAAGCCTCAATACACTGCTTGATAGCCGCGGCTAATGAAGCAACGGTTGTGACACCGTCTGTTCCAATCTTAGGAGCATTTTCGTCTGCGGCGCCTACAGCATTTCTTGCTGCAGCGACTGCAGGGGTTTTTCCGGAGTCCAAGGCAAATGCCAAGCCGGCTCCAGTGTCAATAGTTTTTATTGTGATGGTGTTTCCATTAATGCCACCAGCAGCAGCGCCGCCGGAGATTGTCGCAGCTTTGATGATAATCTCACCCGTGGCAAAGTCTGCGCCTGTAAGCTTGACTGTCCCTGTTATGCTTGCTGGACGGACCGGACCGTAAAAACCAAATGGAACTTGAGACTTAGTTTTAAGTTGCCCGTTTGCAACATCAGAATCCATGTCAACTCGAATATAGTCTGATCGGCTCGGGTATTCACCGTAATGCTTATTTCTCTTTTCTCTCGTATTCCATTCAACAAATTGGTCACCAATTCTTCTTGCAATAAAATTTTCTGATGATGGATCTAAATTACAATTTGAAAATCTTTCAAGATCTGAAAGGCCTGTTCGGTTGATTTGCCTGACGACTACAGTGAAGTTACCGTACTCTTCAAGCGAGCCTTCCCTGGGAATCTTTATATCCTCAATACCGACAATAAGCTCTTTCGAAGATTGTTGACCTTCGTGGAGTGCTATTATTCTAAACAATTTTTGTTGATTATCTACTGAAAAATCAGTATTGTTGTTTGTTGTATCTTGACCGAAGACCCAACCTGATCGGGCTGCAGTCGCGG